CCGATTTGCGGGCTCTTGCTTCATCTGAAAAACTACCAGCTTTCTCAGCGGCTTCAATTAAGCCACGGAGTTCTGTAATTAGTTTATCTTTTTCCATAATAATTAATTGTGTGTAATATTGGTTGTTTGGATTTTGGTCAGATCGGCAACAGCCCCTCTTTGACCAGAAAGTAAGCCTTCGATGCGTGATAAGCGACGATCGATGGCGGAAATGGATGAATTGATTTCGGCAAATGCACGTGCCTTATTCTCTGATACACTCCAGATTGTACCAGATAAGGTAGTGATTAGGGTCATAGAAAAGCCTATGATCCAAAGAATCGTTGTTGTTTTCACTTTAACCGTGCTAGTCATTTTCCAAGATTGTTAACTCAATTTTTGCCTTTTCAATTTCTAAATTAGTCTCAGTTTGACGGGCTTCGCTGACACTATCAGTAGACTCGACTGCATTAGTCTCAGTTAACTCAGTTTCATTGAGACTATTTATCTCTTTTTCAAAAGCTTCCATATCACGTGCTGAGACTGCAGTAGCACTGTAAGCACCTTCGCTTACGACTGAAACTTCGAAAAGATCGACATCAAGTAATGTACGATAGACCTTGCCATTGCGTTTTTCCCATTTATCTTTGCGGGTTCTAAAGCCAAAGGAAGCCTCGTCGACATAACCATCCTTGATGGAGGTATAAAGATCTTTAGCATATTGGGTATTAGGTAAAGTTACTTCAACATAAAGGCCATGGTCATCAGATTTAAGTGCCAATGTGTTATTCTTACGGCGGCCAAGAACCATATTGTGATCATGAAACGCTAACGCACGGATATCACGAGATCCTGATAGTGATGTATTAAACGCTTCAGGGGCAACGATTTCGGTAAAGGAGTCGCCATGCGGTGTTGGTATTGGATTTGATTCACTATTAAAGACGCTAAAATAGCCCTTAATCCGCATCTCATTTGGATTTGATTCGTCAATTGCGAAGCCTTTAAAGTTACGAAATTCTTCTGTCATATTAGTTGATTCCTTTTAATTGTTCTAAAGTTATATCTTTGGTTTCAAGTTTTTCGCGATAAGCGCTAAGACGTTTGTTAAGTAATTCACCAACAAGGCTTTTATCAGCAAGCTCAAGCTCTACAAATGATTGTAAACGGCCTTCAATAAACTTCTTGTGACCCTTGGCGAATGTTAATATCTTATCACTAAAATCTTCAACGCTGGTAGCTTTTTCCTTGATGTTAGAAAGTGCAACATTGGCTCTTTGGTCAATCTCAGTTAACGCATGCTCTAGTAGTTGTTCTACCAGATTGCGACTCATATTCGAGGCAGTGTCTTGTGGTGCCTTTGGCTCTGGCTTATCGAGATTTGAGGGCTCTGTGCTTTTCTTTTTAACAGATTCGGTATCAGCCTTAAGCTTTTCAAGCTGTGCAGCTTCCATATCTTTCTTACCTTGGGCGCTTTGCATGTTCATTGGTAAGAGGTATTGATTACCAACGTCGCCCTCAATAGGTTCAAGATTTTCCATGATACGAACTTCGTCAGCACTTAACCAGCCATTCTGAATACCAATTTGATAGCTGTTATAGCGTGTTGCGATATCGCCACGAAGCAAAGCTTTGGTATCAAACTCAAAGTAAACTGATTTACGTTGAGTTGGTGTTAAAAAGGCAGTGGCTAGGGCTTTCTCAATTCGCACTAACCAGGGGCGTAAAGTGTAAGTTACGAAGTCAAGGCCTTGTTGTTCGTTAGAATTAAATGACTGTCTTTCGGGGTCATTTAACATATGGGTTGGCACACCAAAGATACGGGCAATATCACGTACTTGGTATTTACGGGTCTCTAGAAGCTGTAGTTTTTCAGCATCAACTGCAATTGGGTTAAACGTTACACCAGCTTCAAGGATAGCAGTACGACCAGAGTTTGCACTGCCTTGATAGGTATTTTCCCAATCTTGTTTTAGGCGTTGGAAGCCCTCATCGGTTAATACGGTTGGGCATTCTAATACACCCTGGATACCCGTGCCATTTTTCAGTGCAGTTGCAGCGTGTTGATCGGAAGAAAGAGAAAGCCCCAAAGCTTCTTTTGCAAAGTTAATTGGGGCTAGAGGAACTAGTTGCGAGGTGGGAGAAATTTTAGAGGTTCCGGTTACACGAAGGATATCTTCGAAATTTACAATCTTTTGCTTGCCGGATGTGTTAAGTATTGTATAATAAAAGCCACCAGAAGTGGTTTCTACTAGTGTAATATTTTGAGGCGGGATTGGCCAAACCTCAACTGGGTAACCAGATGCATCGCGAAGGATTTCGGCATACGCAACGTTGTACATTAAGAGGTTAAACATCATGGAGGATAGGAACTCAACACCATTCATTGCCGGGTTTGGCTGATCTATTATGAGATTATCAAAACCAAGAACGGCCTCTTGTTTACGGCTGCCATCTTGTTGTGTTCTGTAAAGCTTTAGAGGTAAAGAGGCTACGGAATTGCTTAAGATACGGATGCAGGCGTAAATAGTTGGGTTGGCTAAGATAGATTCTTCTGTAACTATCAGTTGACCAGTAAGTTGTTGAAAGAAATAGTTCTGATTACCGTAATAAACGCGATTACGTTGCTCTTGAACTGGTTCTAGCTTCCTCTTTGTAAAATAATCAAATAATCCCATAATACCTCTTATACCCTCTTATAACTAAAAACGTTCTTTTTGCTGGTTATTGGTAGTTAGTTGTTATCAGTACGCTGTTTACCAATTGTACGCAAACCGTTGGCAAATGGGTCAACATCTTTTTGTAAATTAACCACAACGCGGGTAAAGGCGTTTGACATGGCAGCAATGGCGTCGATTTTACGCTGTCTTGAGTCTTTATCTAACCTTCTACGACCAACCCCATCCTCAAAGATTGAGATGTTAGAGAACTGCCATCGTACTAGTTCATTAGTTTCATGGAATAGATCCTTCTTTAAAAGCAGGGTTTCCATATGCTGTATTGCGGGGTTCTGAACATGCGTGCCTTGGTGTGTGGCAACTACTGTAAGGCCATGCTTATCCTGAAGTTCAGTTAAAAGCTGCGTAGCATTATAGGGGTCTGCTGCAATCTCTTTTATGCGGTATTGTTTACACAACTTGACAATAAACTCACGTAAAAAATCGTAGTCAATAACGTTACCTGGTGTTGTTATTAGTTGACCCTTACCTTTTGCGTTACTTAGCAGGTAAGATACGTTCTTGTGTTTTTGGTTTATTGAGTCCTCGGGTAAAAAGTTAAAATGCTTAACCCAACACTTCCCGTTAACATTAGGCCAAACAAGCGCAATTGACGTTAAATCGTCTGTTGAGGCAATATCGAGTCCCATGTAGCATGTAGACTTGGAAATCAATTCTAGGGGCATTTCTGAGCGATTACCCTTATCCCAAAAATCAACATCAAGCCAGGTGGTTGCTTGGTCAACCCATAATCCGAGTTGGTATTGCTTAAAATCGTTTGTTAAAGTTGGGTTGTGTTGCGCTAAATTGAAAATATCTAACATACCGTCGATAGTGACTGATACGTTAAGATTAGGATTGCCTTGACCCCATGTTTTAGGGTCTTTCCAGTTATCGGCATTATCGGGTTCAAAAATAATTGGTAAGAAGTTCTCGTGTTTGATAATTCCCTGTATTACCTTTTTACTAAATTCATACTGTTCGTAACAAAAGGATGTCTTATCGTTTCCCGGGGTTGTAATCGCTAATAATAGTGGATTTAATCGGGATGTTTGAGAGTTCTTGATAACTCGATACATACTCGCATCCGGGTGAACGTGAAGCTCATCTATGATTCCTAAACTAACATTCATCCCTTCTAAGCTATCAGCATCAGATGCGACGACTTTACAAACAGAGGGTATGTTATTATGCCAAGCCTCAAAACTTTTAATTTTACAGGTTACCCGTTTGGCAAGATGGTCGCTCTGTAGTATAGCACTTTTAGCAATGTCAAAACAAATGGTTGCTTGTTTTTCTGTTGATGCGGCAACAACAATTTCAGCCCCATATTTTAAATCCTTAAAAAACTTGTAAATAGCTAATGCAGCAATAAGGGTGGTTTTCCCATTTTTACGGGCAAGCTGAATATAGGCCTCTCGATACTGGCGTTTATCCGTACCAGTATAATACCATCCAAAGAGCTCGCGTATAATACACTTTTGCCATTCAGATAACTTAAACGGCTTACCGGCATACTGTTCGCCTTTAGAGTGGCGTATATACGTTTCTACGAAAGCGATCGGCTCTTCAGCTTCCTTCTCACGATATTCAAACCGCTCATCATCCAAAGGCCAGACGCGAAATGGA